GGCGTAAAGAATGCTAACCAACGTGTTTACCCGGTTTCAGAAATCTCAAGAGCAGTAGAAAGCGTTCAGAAAAAAATCTCTGAAGGCTTCCCTGTTCTAGGTGAATGTGATCATCCACCGGAATTAACAGTAAACGTTGACCGTGTGTCACATATTATTGAAAATATGTGGATGGACGGACCAAACGGCTATGGTAAACTTAAAATTGTTCCTACACCAATGGGTAACATCATCAGAACACTAATCGAATCAGGCGCTACTTTAGGTGTCTCATCTCGTGGTTCAGGCGAAGTTGGTAATGATGGTAACGTGAGTAACTTTGAGATTGTAACTGTAGATATCGTAGCTCAACCGAGTGCACCAGAGGCGTACCCGAAAGCGATCTACGAAGGATTAATGAACATGAAAGGCGGCTTCCAAACATGGCAGCTTGCACAAAATGTTCAAAACGACAAGTCCGCGCAAAAGTACTTGTCAGAAGAAATAGTAAAGTTCATTCGTGAACTTAAACTGTAAAACAGGAGAAGCAACAATGGCAAACGAAATTCTTGCAAATCTTTTAGAGTCTGGCGCACTAAGCGAAGAAGCTGGTGCAGCTATCAAAGAGGCTATGGAAGTAAAACTTAATGAAGCAAGAGAGGAAATTACAGCCGAGTTGCGTGAAGAGTTCGCACAAAAGTTTGAACATGACAAAGGCGTCATCGTTGAAGCAATGGATAATATGCTAAATCAAGCAATCCGTGCCGAAATGACTGAGTTCAAAACGGATCGTGAAGCTCTAATCGCAGAACGAGTTGCGTATAAGAAAGCAATTTCTGAACACGCAAAGATCCTCGAAAAATTCATTACTTCTCATCTTGCAGCAGAAGTTAAGGAACTACAAGCAGACCGTGCAAAAGTAGCTGAAAATCTAGAAACGACCAAGTCGTTTGTAGTGAAGCAACTATCACGTGAACTTGCAGAATTCCACAACGACAAGCGTGAATTAGTAGAAACTAAAGTACGCATGGTAGCAGAGGGTAAAGAACTTCTTACGAAAACTAAGGAATCATTTATCAAACGTTCAGCAGAGTTAGTAGAAAATACAATTTCTAATGCTCTACGTTCGGAAATCGTAACGCTTAAAGAAGACATTCAATCGGCTAAAGAAAATGAATTTGGTCGTAAATTGTTTGAAGCATTCGCAGGCGAATTCATGTCATCACAATTAAATGAAGGCACAGAAGTAGCTAAAATGAATACTAAGCTAAACGAATCTGCTAATAAAGTTGCAGAACTAGAAGCAATGATTACTGCTAAAGAAGCAGATATTGCTACAGCGCAAAAAGCAAATCGTGTAATGGAAGATCGTATTAATCGCAAAGCGAAACTAGACGAACTACTATCACCACTTGCTGGTCAAAAGCGTGAAGTAATGTCTGATTTACTTGAAACAGTAAAAACGAATAATTTAAAAACTGCATTTAAAAAATATTTACCAGCAGTTTTAAATGAATCAGTTTCAGCGAAAGCAGAAACAAAAACATTAACAGAGAGCAAAGTCACAGAACAAACTGGTGATCGTGGAGTAAAACAGGAAACTTCAAAATCAACAGACGGCGATGCAGATATAGTCGTGCTAAGAAAACTAGCCGGTCTAAAGTAATTAACCAGAACACAGGAGAATCAAACAGATGGAAAATCTTTTTGAAGGAAATAACTGGGACAACACACGTGATGCGTTACTAGAAGGTCTAGAAGGCACCAAACGTGACGTAATGTCATCAGTACTAAACAACACAAAAGTAGCTCTTGCTGAATCAGCAACAGCAGGCGCAACACAAGCAGGTAACATTGCGACACTTAACAAAGTGATCCTACCAGTTATCCGTCGTGTAATGCCAACAGTTATCGCAAACGAAATCATCGGCGTACAGCCAATGACTGGTCCAGTAGGTCAGATTCATACACTACGTGTACGTTATGCAGATAACGCAGCAGGCGTAACAGCAGGCCAAGAAGCACTATCACCATTCGATATTGCTAAATCATACTCAGGCGCAGATGGTACAGCACCAGCAGCGACAGCAGCTATGGAAGGTACAGCAGGTAACAGAATGTCAATCCAAGTGATGAAACAAACTGTTGAAGCGAAAACACGTAAGCTATCAGCACGTTGGACATTCGAAGCGGCACAAGACGCTAACGCAATGCACGGCCTAGACGTTGAAGCAGAGATCATGGCAGCACTTGCTATGGAAATCACAGCAGAAATCGACCAAGAAGTTCTAGGTTCACTAGAAAATCTAGCGACAACTGGTGCGACTTTCGACATGAACGCAGCATTCACAGGCACACCAACATTCGTAGGTGATCGTCACGCAGTTCTAGCAACTCTAATCAACCAACAAGCTAACCTAGTAGCACAGCGCACAAGACGTGGCGCAGCTAACTGGGCAGTTGTATCACCAGCAGCGCTAACAGTGCTACAGTCAGCTACAACATCAGCATTCGCACGTACAACAGAAGGTACATTCGAAGCACCAACAAATACAAAATTCGTTGGTACACTAAACGGTACAATGCGTGTATATGTAAACACATATGCAAATGACGCAGCACCAGTTCTACTAGGCTATAAAGGCTCAGGCGAAATTGATGCAGCAGCATTCTATTGCCCATACGTACCGCTAATGTCATCAGGCGTTGTTGTGGATCCAACATCATTCGAACCAGTAGTGTCATTCATGACTCGTTACGGTTACGTTGAGTTAACAAACACAGCATCATCACTAGGTAACGCAGCAGATTACGTTTCAAAAATCGATGTTGCAAACCTAGCATTCGTATAAGTTTTACTTAAACGATTAAAATAATTAGACCCGAG